ATTATGTTGAAGAGGTAAGAAAACTCTTGTCTCAAAACAACCATCGTGGTTGCCATTTAGATATTGAGAGTAAGGAAGACGTTGCTGCTAGTGCACAGGTCGTTCTAGAGGAAGAGTTAGATAAGATCTTTGATATTGCTCTTAGATACAGCGATAATGTCTGTTATGGGGGTGGTGTTGCATTGAACTGTGTTGCTAATACCAAACTACGTAAAAGGTGCAACTTATGGATTATGCCCAACCCAGGTGACGCTGGTGGGGCACTTGGTGCTGCTCTATTGGCATCAGGTAAGAAAGTAGAGTTCACTCCTTACACTGGGTATAAGATCGACCGTAAAGTTGATCCTGAAGCAGTTGTAGATGTTCTTTTGAAGGATGGCATCTGTGGTATAGCAAATGGTAAGGCAGAGTATGGTCCTCGTGCTTTAGGTAACCGTTCTTTGATTGCGGACCCCCGATCATTTGCAAATAAGGATCGAGTCAACGAAATCAAGAAGAGACAGAAGTTTAGACCATTTGCACCCGCAATTCTGGAGGAGCATTGTCAAGATTACTTTGATATGCCAGAGCACTCTCGATACATGTCTTATGTCTATCAATGTAAGCGTCCAGACGAGATTCCTGCCTGCGTGCACGTCGATAACAGTGCAAGAGTACAAACGGTGCCCGAGACTAGTGAAAGCGTCTTCAGAGCGATTCTAGAGGCATGGTACAAGCGTACAGGTTGCCCTGTACTTCTAAATACATCATTGAACATTCGTGGCATGCCAATGGTCAATGAATGGTCTGATGCACTTGATTTCTCTAACAAGTATAACGTTACTGTATTATGAAAATACTATTTTCCGGCGATTCCTTCTGCGAAGGCACTGAACTAGACGGTCGAGAACATAGTATGGAACAAAGGGATACATTACGATATTCAAACGTTGTAAAAGAATATTTGAACGATCTTTTTGGCATTCAAGTCACATTTGACAATATCGGATATTCTGGTTACTCCAATGATGAGATTACTCGCGATACAGTTGAGTATTGTGAGAAAACCGAAGTAGATGTTGCTGTAGTTCAGTTCTCACACCCTCAGAGGTGGGCATACTACAGTGAGGTGAAAGAACGCTGGTTTAGTATGGATCAGTATGAACATTTTTATGGTTGCCACCCAGAACACAAAGTAATTGAAATTTGTGAGTGGTGGGACACTAATGTCAAGTCTAGAACTCAATATATTGACAATTTTTTCAAAAACGTATTTTTACTTGAACAATACTTCAAAGCAAAAAACATTCCTTATGTTTTTCTTCAATTAGAGGAATGGACTAATAATGAAATTGCAAGTTGCGATACTAAGTGGAAAGAGTTGGTAGACACCAAGCGTGTCAAAGGTGTGACACCATCACAAGAAGAATTTGGTAATAGGGAGTATTTTGTCGGAGAAACAGATGCTATTTGTCCTACATGGTGGATGAAGGACGAAGAACTAATGAGGGAGTACAGAACTCTTGATCAGAGAGATGAAAAAACAGAATTTGCCGTTGGTAATGATGAAGACACTCATCGGTGGTTAGGTGGATGGCATCCAGGTAAAAATGGTCATATTGCCATTGCAAAGTGGATTATTCAGGAAATGACTGATAATGAAAAACTCCACCATCTGTTTCCTGGAATATGAATAGAAAGGAGGTAATTGATAATCAAAAAAACAATAGTCTTTGTGCATATCCATTTTTCTCTGTTAGAAATGGACAATCACATGGATATGCTCCATGTTGCTGGGCACACCGCCAACAACTAGTTGGTCCTGCTACTGACACTGTTTTTGAATATTTTGATGGTCCAGAGGCAGTTGAGTTACGCCGTGGAATGTTGAATGGCGAAATAACCAATCAGTGTAAAGGAATTTGTCATTTGTGCCATGAGCGAGAAAAAACGAGTGGTACGTCTGCTCGTTTGATGATGAAAATCGATGAAAACATGCTTGCTCTTTATAATGATGATGGAACCTATAATCATGATCACGATCCAGATATTCGTGAATTTCTAAATCTAGAACTGAATTTTTATGGTAGTTATTGTAATCTGGAATGTTATGGGTGTCATCCTGCAGATTCAACAACTAGAACTGCTAGATTAGAAAAAATCTCAGACCTACGAGTTTCTGAGGGAAGAGACGACTGGTTTGCCAAAAATGTTGATGATGTCTACTGGTTACCTACAGATCTCAGAAAAGTTGACCCAGATCAATTTCGTAGACTTGTAGAAGACATTATTGATAATGCTGACCGCATTGGTGCCATGGGATTCTGTGGTGGAGAACCAATGGCGATGAAGGCACATTTTCAAGTTCTAGATGCTTTGATTCTTGCAGGAAAAGCATCACACATGAAATTGAACTATGTCTCAAATATGACTATGTGGGACATGAAAGTAATGGAAAAATACCTGAAAGAGTTTAGATACATCCATGTTCAATGGAGTTGTGATGGATTACGTGAAAGAAACCATTATTTGAGATATCCAACAGATTGGGATAAAACATGGGCAAATGTTCAAGCACTGCGAAAATATTGCAAAGAATCAGGAAAAGGTTCTATGCAGACAACATATACACCTTCTCTTCTAAGTGTGTACAAAATCAAAGAAGTATTTGAGTTTTTTGAAGAGCAGAATCTAAAATCACGTCCATTTGAAATCTATAACCGATTAGAGAACCCACATTTTCTAAGAGTCAATAATCTGCCAGAACCACTCAAAGAGCAGATATTAGATGAAGTAAAAAGTGTTAGTGAGTCAGTTGCTTTAGATATGATGAGACCATGCGAACCTGGGTCTTGGGAGATTGCAAAAGAGTATTTTGATGATCTGGATAAAACCCGAGGAACCAATTGGAGACTGACTTTTCCCGAACTTGCGGGGTACTAAATAATATGGTATCATGCATTTAGGCGTGATGCCTTATCAAAAATTGACCTACATGTATGGCTAAAGGTTTCAAGGTGGTAACGACTCCGCCCGAAGGCGAACAAACTACAAAGTCGGACGAGTTCAGTGTTGAAGCCGCAAGAGAGATGGTAAAGGGTAAGACCTTTGTCTTCTGTCTCCCTGGTCGCGGCGTATCATATATTTTCCTGAAAAACTTTGTGCAACTCTGTTTTGAGATTGTGCAGCAGGGGGGTGCTATCCAGATCTCTCAAGACTACTCTTCAATGGTCAATTTTGCCCGTTGTAAGTGTCTAGGAGCAAATGTCCTCCGTGGTCCTGATCAAGAACCTTGGGATGGCAAACTCCAGTATGACTATCAACTGTGGATCGACAGCGACATCGTTTTTGGTCTTGAACAGTTCTATCGCATTCTCTGGATGGATAAAGAACTTGCTGGTGGTTGGTATGTGACTGAGGATGGTAACACCACTTCTGTTGCACACTGGTTAGAAGAGGACGACTTCAAGAATAATGGTGGTGTAATGAACCACGAGATGCTTGATGGTATTCAAAAGCGTCGCAAACCTTTTACTGTTGACTACACCGGTTTCGGTTGGTTACTAATCAAGAAGGGTGTGTTTGAACACAAGATGATGACATACCCTTGGTTTGCTCCTCAGATGCAAGTTTTTGAATCTGGAGAAGTCCAAGACATGTGTGGTGAAGACGTATCTTTCTGCCTCGATGCTAAAAAAGCAGGGTTTGAAATTTGGTGTGATCCTAAGTGTCGTGTCGGTCATGAAAAAACTAGAATCATTTGATTTTATAGATATATCAAGTGATCTCACTCTGATATGGACAGATACGATATTTTCGTTGATGGAACTAAAATCCACGACGCTATAACCGAAGACGAAATGGAAGAATTTACACAGGATCTCGCTGATGAGTTTTATAAAACAGGTACCCCTCATCCAGGCAGTGTAGACGTAGTATACATTGGTACAGACCAAGAATAAATGAAAGGGGTTGAGAGACCCCTTTTTTTTGTACTCTAAATAAATACAATGACAAAACACTAGGTCGCGCAGTGCCTCTTCAGAGAACATCGCTACCTTTCAAAGACATTTCACTGTCTTTCAAAAGGCATCCGGTCACTCATGATATTATTCCTCTAAAAAATGAGGACGCTATCAAGCGAGCTGTTCAAAATCTAGTACGTATTCAATTGGGTGAAGTATTCTTCAATACCCTATTGGGAACTAGGATTACCGGATCTTTATTTGAATTAGCTGATGGGGACTATGTCGATCCTATCAAGAATGAGATTGAAACTACTATTACTAACTTTGAGCCTAGAGTCCGACTTACTGATGTAAAAGTAGAAAGTTTCCCAGATAGTAACTCCCTTGATATAGCAATCTATTACGACATTGTTGGACAAAATAGTCCATCACAAAGGGTATCATTTGTTCTTGAACCTACTAGGCTATAATGGCACTAACACAATTTACAAATCTGAACTTTGAGGACATAAAGACCTCAATCAAAGACTATCTAAGGGAAAATAGTAATTTCACAGATATGGATTTTGAGGGGTCTAATCTCTCAATGCTTATCAATGTTCTTGCATATAATTCGTATAGCACTGCCTATAACACCAACATGGCGGTGAATGAGACGTTTATCGACTCAGCAACGCTTAGAGAAAATGTTGTATCTCTAGCCCGTAATATTGGTTATGTACCTCGTTCTGTTCGTGCTTCAAGAGCAGTAGTGGATATTGATATTACTGATCTTCCAACTACCACAGAAACTGTATCAATTCAACCTGGGGTTATTGCTAACGGCAGCATATCTGATGTAAACTATATTTTCTCTATTGCGGAAAAGATTACTTTCCCTGCAAAGGATACTGCAGCAGGTGCTTCTATTGAAATCTATCAAGGACAATATCTAGAGAACAATTTCACAGTCAATAATTCTCTTCCTAACCAGAGATATATCCTTCCTAACAATGGGGTAGATACATCCACTCTTTCAGTAAAAGTAAAAAACAGTGCTTCTGATAATACTATTATTGAGTATAAATTAGCAAATTCTATTGTTGGTGTTACTTCAGCATCTAACATTTATCTTATTCAGGAAACAACTGACGAAAAATATGAGATTCTTTTTGGTGATGGAGTCTTTGGTAAGAAACTAGAGTCTGGCAACGTAGTTACTATTGGTTATATCAAGACCAATGGTAAGGCAGGAAACGGTGTACGTTTCTTCAACTTTGTTGGGACTATGAAAGATCAGGATGGAGTTACTGAAAGTGGGTTTGCTGCTAACCTTTTTTCTGTTACTCCTTCTGAAAATGGAGACTCTATTGAGTCCCTAGAGAGTGTCAAGTATTATGCACCCCGTCTGTATGCCGCTCAGAACCGTGCTGTGACGGCAAATGACTATGAGGCAATCTTACCTTCTCTTTACCCTAACATCGAGTCTGTGAGTGCCTATGGTGGCGAAGAACTGACTCCTCCACAGTATGGTCGGGTATTCATTGCTGCCAAACCCAAGAATGGATTCTTTCTGTCTGATCTGACTAAGAAGCAACTTCTTACATCTCTCCGCAATTACACGATTGCAGGTATCCTACCATCTTTTGTAGATCTAAGTTTCTTGTATGTTGAGGTAGATACCTATGTCTACTTCAACACCAATTTTATTGGTGACGTTGACAATCTCAAAACCAATGTATTGAATTCTCTCACTCTTTATGGTGGGGGTCGTGAAATCAATCAATTTGGTGGTCGATTCAAATATAGCGGCATTCAAGCAACTATTGATGGTGTGGATAATTCCATCACCTCTAACATCACGTTAGTAAGAATGCGTCGTGACCTGGTTGCCAAAATCAACCAGTTTGCACAGTATGAAATCTGTTTCCTAAATCCTTTCTATTGTTCTGGTAGTTCTTACAATATTCACTCTACTGGGTTCAATGTATCAGGTGTAGTGGGAACTTGCTACTTCTCAGACAATAAACTCAACGATAAGACTGGTGATCTGTTCCTCTTCCAAATCTTAGAAGATGATCGGGTTCAAGTTATCAACTCCAAGTTTGGACGAATTGATTATGAGAAAGGTGAGGTTATTCTTGAAACAGTAAACATTACATCAACTCTGGCAGAAAACAATATCATCGAGATTGAGGCAGTTCCTTTATCTAATGATGTTCTTGCCCGAAATGAAATGTACTTATCGTTTGATGTTGCAAAAAGCAATGTCTACATGCGTGTAGATAGTGTTGCAACTGGTAACAATAGTTCTGGTTCAAGGTTCCTTGCTCAGTCTAGTTACTTTACAGATAAGAACGTTCGTGGAACCATTATAACTACTACTGCCGGTTCTACTCTAATCGGTTATGTAAACGGCGAAAAATATTATGGCGATTACCACGTCATGTCTGACGGAACCAAGATGACTGGTTCTTCACATTTACCTGGAAGTAGGTTGATTACTTCTTCACCAATAGTCACTACTACTCTTGTTAGTGGGACTTCTTCCTCTTCATCTTCGTCACCATCATCTAGCGGATACTAATAAACGTGATTGAGACCTCTCTTACACGAGTAAAAATTCATGAAGTAGTCCAAAGTCAGATTCCAGAATCTATTGATTCAGAGAGTCCGCTTTTTGGGGAGTTCATGAAGCAGTATTATCTCTCCCAAGAGTATCAAGGGGGAACAATTGATATTGCTGAGAACTTAGTTGAGTATAAAGGTCTTGATGTACTGAACAATAACAATCTGATTGGTTTTGCTTCAGTTAGTCAATATATCGGTGGTAGAGATAATATCATCTATGTGGATTCTACTAATGGATGGCCTGCATCCTGGGGTCTGCTAAAGATCAACGATGAAATTATTACATATACCGGTATAGGCAGCACTTCTTTTACAGGATGTCAGCGTGCCTTTAGTGGTATTGAAAATAATCAAAAAACAAATTCTCCAGAGTTCCTTACTTTCACTAATAGTGGTTTAGGAACTCATGGCATCGGAGCAAAAGTTACTAACCTAAGTAACGTTTTTCTTCAGACTTTTCTCAAAAAACTCAAAAAGCAAGTTTTGCCTGGGTTTTCTGAGCGCCCTCTGAACGAGAAAGTCAATCAAAACAATTTCATTCGTCAAGCAAAAGACTTTTTCAGTACAAAAGGTACAGAAGAATCTTTCAAAATCCTCTTTGGTGCGCTTTATGGCGAAGAGGTTGAGATGCTTCAACCCGCTCGTTACATGATTCGTCCGTCTTCTGCGGACTACTTGACCAATGATGTTATCCTAGCAAAGGCAAAACGCGGGAATGCTCTGAAGATTGATGGACAAACCATCAGTCAGGGTAATGGTATTAGTGCAAGTGTATATTCTGTTGAGTCTACAATCGTAGGCATTCACACTTTTTACGCAATTAGGTTGTCTCAAGATACAACCTTCGGCGCATTTCAACAAACTAATAAGAGTTTTGTAACCCGTGAAATCCCTTCTGGCGCAACGGTTCTTGACGTTGACTCTACAGTTGGATTTGGAACTGCTGGTTATTTTGGGATGGGTGGGAAAACCTATCAGTATACAGATAAAAACTATACTCAGTTTATTGGAATAACATCCACTACAGCAGTTACTGCAATTGGATCCACCGTAACATTTGGCGTGGATGCCATTTCTTATGAGGACGGGGATCTTACTAAACCAGTAAGTGTTGAAGTCGTAGGCATTCTGTCTAAATTTGTTGGCAATTCTGTAAACCAGCAAAGAGAAAGTATTATCAATGTCAAGCAACTTGGTAATATTGAAACTGATAATAGATTTACCACCTGGATCCAAAACTCTACACCAAAACATACTCTTGTTGGTTGGAAAGTAATCGCTCCTGGAAAGTATCAATTAGATCTAAGTAGACCTCACGATTTCTTAGTAGATGATACATTTGATGTTGTAGATCCTGACAACAATATCAATCCGGCAACAATTGTTAGTATCATTGATAGCACTAGTATTATTGTCACTACTGCTGCTCTAGATCCTACTATTGTCTACTTTATTCGTAGAAATCTAAAACTTCAGAATAATTATACAGCTAACGTTCAAGCAACTTATAGAGATCCTAATGATGCAGTGTTTGTAGCATCAAACAGTCTGCCTCATTGGCCAATAAATGCTTCTAAACGTTCTCGGACATTATATCCATTTTTGAAACCGTTTGGCACTGAACTTGAGATTATTGACCACCACTTTGCTGATGGTGATATTGTTACATATAATTCTGTTCAAGGTTCAAAGTTAGAAAACCTTATTGAGGGTGACTCATATTATGTAAAACGTATCAATGGCAATAAGTTCTCTCTTGCTTTTACTTCAGAGAATGTTCGTAATGGAAACTATATTGTCGGTATTACAACCTCAGATTCTAATACAAATACTGAGCATAGTTTTACGCCTGTTCAATTTGTCGATAAGGAAAACTCTCCACAGAGTTTACTTCGCAAGTTTCCTGTCGCGACTTTTGATGAAATTTCTCCAATGTCTGCACCTGGTCCGATTGGACTATTTGCAAATGGTGTTGAAATTCATTCTTATAAATCAACTGAAAAAGTATTCTATGGTGCTCTGAATACGATTGATATTTTGAACTCTGGTTCAAATTACGATATTATAAACCCCCCTCGGTTATCCGTCTCACAGAGCGGTCACACTGGAATAGGTGCATCTTGCGTTGCTCAAGTCAAAGGCACCTTGAAGGAGATCCTGGTTGACACTGAGGGCGTAGATTATCAGGAGATGCCTCTGGTAACAATCAAAGGTGGTAATCATAAAGGATCTGCAGTCAT